GTTTTTTTTTGTTTTTTTTTATTTTTTATTTTGACACTTTTTTTTATTTGGTTTTATTTACTCGTAGTGCGTCCTTCGTCCTTCTTTCTCGTTTACTTTTCCAAATATATATATTTAGTGTCAATAAACACTAATATATCAAGGTGTTATTAGTGTTTATTACTGACGCGCTACGCTTGTCTTAATAAATACGGCCATGCAAGTAAACTTGCATAGCCATATTTCTTTTTAATCGATGTTTTCAACATCTTGTGATTCAATGTCTTGAATCTGTTCTTTTGTCAACCTTTGTTCAGTTGTGATTGTTGTGCTCTTTAATCGCTTTTCGATTTCAGCAAGTTCCTGACGAGCAGCTATCTCAAGTTCTTGCCTTTCTGCTAAATCGAGTGTGCGAGGATCTATACCGTCGCCTTCTTCTCCTTCATAAATTGGTTCTTTACCACCACCAAGTGGTTGTCCACTTGCATATCTTTTTAATATTTCTCTTATTGTTAATGCTTGGTCTGGAACCGTTTGTGATGGTTCCGTAAATACTTCATTGTCATTGTATTCTTTTGCATTAAATGGGTTTCTTACTATCATAAATTATTTGTTTTTCTTTCTAATTCAGCTAATTTTTCCATTTTTTTAAATGCAAAAATATGTCTTTCAGATATTACTTTTTCCTGTTCAGTAAAACTGCTGAATTCTTGTGATATTTTTAAATCTAATTCTTCGCTAATTTTAACCATGTATTTAGCTATTTTATCCTTTTCTTGTTCATTATAGATTTTGTCCTTATAATATCTAGGCATAGCAATTTTTTTGCCATCTTCTATTGGAACATACATTCTTTGTTCCAAATTATTTTTATGCCATTTTATCATTGCTTCAGTAATATAATTACTACCTAAACCTTTTGACATGACACTAAATTCCTTTTTTCTATCATCATTTTGATGAATAGGAATTTGAGACTTTTTACTCATGTATTTGAGGGTATAACCAATAGAGGCAGCACTAACATTACCAATATGGTAAGTACCAATAGACTTATTATTAAGAGCCCAAGCCCTTGCAATATGGTCTTTATTAGCATTATAAAGAATGATATGATAATGCGGACGTTTTTTTGTGCTGCCATATTCCCCAACTGCATAATATTTAAGTTTTTCATTAGATAATTTTCTTAATCGTTTAAAAAATTTTTGTAAGTCTTTTAAATCTAGAGACATATATCCATTCTTTGTTATTGGAACATATTCTGTATCGTAAGTAAGAGTTATAAAGAGAGCGGATAAACTCCGCTCTCCTTCTTTAACTAATCTAAAAGACCAACCTGAAGTACGTCTTTTTTTACATGGGGGGCATTTTCCACAAGGAAATGGTATATGTTCTCCTCTTGTTTGTTCTTTCTTATAGAAAGGAGTTATACACCTACTACTCATGGTTAAAACATTGGTGTTCCAAATTTAGGCATTGGTCTAACTGCTTTTATTTTGTTTAATACATGACAATATAAACTATCTGTAGCTTCTGAACCAGGTCCTTCTAATACTGCAAATATGCGTTTAGTTGGTGTACATGATACAAATTCTCCTGATAAAGCTGGTTGTGTATCAAATTTTCTACCTAAATGCCAATAATCTAATGATTCTCTAAATTCTCCAGCTACTCTTGAAGGCATATATTTATATTCTGCATACCGTGGTACATAACCAAATGTATCTTCGCCTGTACTTGTATAAGCGTATATTTCATTATTTGTGACTGCTTGTTCACCAATATGTGCAAATGATGGCCAAAAATAATCTAAATTATCGTTTTTAAGAAAAGTTTTAGGTATACCTTGTTGATAACAAGTTTTAGGCATTACTGACATTACACCTATAATATATCCATGTTCTTCGCAATAATAAGAACCTGAACGGCCTGATGATACTGAAATACCATGACCTGCCATATTTCCTTGTGCTAATCCGCCGTCTTGTCCTGTAGTATTAACAATTTCACTTATTACTACTGGAGATTTAACACCTGTAATATATTCAGGTCTTTGTAGACGTTTGTCTGATGATTTAACACCAAAATGTGTTAAAATACTTTCTATATAACGTGTACCACCACGAGCATTTTTCTCCAACCATTCTTGCAATCTAAATGCACGTCTTAAATCGTTAATAGTTGTAGGTTCTACTTCTGCAGTTGTTCCTGGTGCATATAAACCATTAGTTAATGGAGAAGGTGCATTGTCTACAGAATAATTACCTCCAGAAGTATTTGGTACATCATATCCTCCTGTACCTTCTATTTTTGCATAAGGTGTTGTAATTGTTCCTAAAGGAATATCTACTGCTGCTCCTTTTTGTGCAAAAGGTAATGAAGCAGTAAAATAATCATGTTCCCAAGCTCTTTTACGTAAAGAAGTTAATTCGTTAATTCTATCATCAGTGTTTTGATTTGCACCGTCATTTAACTTGTAATTAATAGGTGCAATTAAATTTTGATCACGATAATATTCGTTATATATACATTGATATGCTGCAAATGGTAATGCACTTACATTTGTTACAGTACTTAAATCAGGTGGAGGTGGTACTCCTAAATAATCTGCAGTTTTTGATGCAGAAGGAAATCTTGATTTTAATCTATCTTCAAACCATGAAGAAGATAAATAAGGAGCAACTACTTCTGAATCATTACCTGTAATAAATTTTTCCCAATTTGGCCATAAAATACGGTTGGGTACAAAGAAATAATGCATACTTACATCCATTCTATGCATAACAGGTGCAATCATTGGTGCAAATCTTATAAGACTTTCGCATCCAATATCAAATTTATCTCCAGGTACACATTCCAATGTAAGAATTGGAGTTAAATTGCCCATTTCTGCTGATAACTTTACGTCATGGGTGAGGTCAAAAACGTTCTTTTTTGGTTTTTGCAGCTTAATCGAATTGAATAAATTCGGCTTCATGTTATTTTGTTTTTAAAGTTTTTAAATAAGGGGCGACTAACCCCTATATGTTATAGTCTGATTCCGCCGCGTGATACATAGTAAGTACGGCTTACTTTACGCTTGCCATAACCGCGCTTTCGAGATGAGCGGCGATATGAGTTTCGTCTTCGCATTTTTTTGTTTTTAGTTTGTGATTAAAATATTTAAATATTGCTTGGTCGCAATATGGTTTTAATAACTTTTTTTCTGATTCATCTGCTGTATTATACAGCTTAATTAATCTTAATAATTGGTCTTGTGTATATAATCTCATAATTAATTATTGAAATGTTCTTTAAACATTTGTTTAGTAGATTTTCTATTTCCTATTGAATCTTTAGAGATACTACTCCATGCTCTACCCATTAATCGAGCAGCTATATTATCGCTTGGCATAATACCAAGTCTTCTTAAATCTATATCTAATTGTTTTAAAATTCCATCTTTTTTTAAATTATCTGAAAATTGAATTATTTGTTTTCTTTCAGCATTTGATTTTGCATTTTGAACTGCCATAGATGTAATTCTTGCATTAGCTTCTTCCATTGATTTTGAATTGGCAACTGTTTGTCTCCAATCGTTTCTAAAACCTAATAACATATCCAATTTAGTTTTAGATATATCAACATCTATTTTTCTTAAGTTTTGCTCTGCAGCCTGAAGGCTATATTTTTGTAATTCATTAGCACGTCTATTTGCATCTAAATTTGTTGTAGTTCTAGATATTTCTCCAGCAGTTTGTGCTTGTCTTAATAAAGCATCTTGCTCAATAACAGTGTTTTGTTTAGCTAAATTATTAGTTTGTGCTTCTTTTAGTTTGATATCTGCATACTGTCCCATTACACCACCAATCATACTTAAATCAGGTGTTGGTGCATTAAACTTTGGTGTATCATAATTTGTACTTCGTACAGGTGCAGCTTCGTTTGATTGTTTGTATATAAGGTTCGGATTTAAACCCGCTTCCTTAAATCTTTGCATTTGCATTTGTGGACTATTATAATCATTTTGCATTTTCCAATCTGCAAGAGAATCACGTCTTTGTATATCATAAGAACGTTGTGCAGCATTGGCTTGTTGTTTGTTAGTAAATATTGTTCCTAACGTTGAGGCAGCAGCGCTACCTATAGCAGGTAGGGCGGCAGCTAGTAAAGCAGGTATAGGCATATACTGTTTTTTTTTGTTTTTTTTTATTTTTTATTTTGACACTTTTTTTTATTTGGTTTTATTTACTCGTAGTGCGTCCTTCGTCCTTCTTTCTCGTTTACTTTTCCAAATATATATATTTAGTGTCA